ATCCGTGTTTCAATGGCAGGGTATATCATCCCCAACCCAGAACAAATGTACGGCAGGAAGTTCCATTCAGAAAGGACATCAGATTTCGATGAATTCCCCACGTGTCGAGACCGCCTCCGACCCCGCCGCCACCGTCACCGAAAGCTTTGCCACAATCCATTTCCTCCCCTTGAAGTACACCGGCCTGTACAGTCTGAAATTATGCAGGTCGATAGGGGAGAGTTTCACATCCACCGACACCCTCTGCCTTGTCTTCCCCAACCACTCCGCGAATGCCTTGTGGTACTTGTCCCAAAGAGCGGCGGGCGTGATGGATAGAGCTTCCAACGAAGATACTAATGGTAGGTCTACATTGCAGGCAAACCCATTGCTGATCAATTGGTCGTTGAACATAACTCCTATGTATGTTTTCTTACTTCGTTCCGAACTTCCTGTCTCCACATCAATAATTGGTGTCATACGGTATTTCCTGGCAGTCTCTCCGTAGAAGATTTTTTCTGGAGAACATCGCACAAGAGTGAAGTCTGACTTGTTGCTAAACTCATCGGAGTCATTGTCGGGTTCATGTTTTGAAATTGCCCCACTTGTGTATAACACGTCACATTCGTATGCTGCATCGGATAACGGCACCATATTGACGTAGTCCTCTTGTCCTAGTTGTGTAATATAAGCCGTATATTTCCGACCTGAATAGATATCACCGGACTGTTTGCAGAACACGGTTTTATATTCTTCTTTGTCATCGAAACAATCCAGAATGTCTTCTATCCCTCTTGCATCAGAAATCTCGGCTATAGTCCCATTTTGAATGGATTCTTGAAGAGTGTTTCCATCTAAGTTGCTTTCCTCTTCTTCGTACCCAAAGGAATATGATTGGCTTGGCTCCTCCTCTGTGGCAAAATCATCGTTAATTTTATCAGTCCAATCTGTAGGGGAACTTCCTAAAATGGATGTATTGAACATGATTTTGAGGCGGTAGTTTTCAGCAAAGCAACTCGCTCCGAATATTGAACACAAGTTTTTGATCAGATTCGCAAACGTGATGTCTGGTAAACAATGGGCGACATCAGTTATATAATTTCCTGTTTCTATCCCCCCGAGGGTGGTATTATTCTGACTTATGCTACCATCGGATCTTGTTGTTGTTTCTGAACTCAAAGAACTACGTGTGACCCCATCGTAAATTATCTCGTGATAGCATCCGAGTACACAAAGGTCTTCAACAGTTATAAATGACACCCTTGTCGGGAAATCTACCGGAAGGTTCCTCATTATGGTCGAGACTCGAACGGCTGGAGTAAAGGTAGAATAATCGAAAGTCTCGTAACTACTCACATAATTTAAGTACTTGGTCTGATAGGTGCGTTTTGTTGTATCCTGTGGACCGAGCGATCGGATTGTTCCCTCGTAAGGATGCAACGCTACACCTGATTTACGTATGAGTAATGGTGTGGAAAACAAATCACTTGACGGCACACCATTTCTGACATCGAACTCCAGAATCTCCTGGTCCCAGATCTTCCCTTCCAGTTCCACCACCTTCTCCGTGAACGTGTACATCAGACACCCGTCCTCGATCCCATCATACACCAGCGTCCCGCTCACAAACGGCACACCCCCGATCCACACCGAAGCTTCCAGTCTTTTCACGTTCGGCGCCAGGAACATAGCCGGCGTGTACCCGAACACCCTCCTGTTCACCGGACTCGGCGGAAACGAAATCTGCGTGCTGAAAGCCGAAGGAATATGATCCTCCTCCAACATCGGATTCTCCATCTCGATCTGGAACTCGAACCCCTTCGTAAGATCCAGCTCCGTGAAATCCTTAGTCAATATCCTAACCATAACGAACTCATTATGGCACAAAAATAGCCACCCGCAGGTGGCTACAAAAGGACAACGGAAACGGATTCTATTCTTTACCCGTGTACTTCGTGAAATTAACAGGTGGGATAAGAACCGCACCCAAGCCTCCTTTCAATGCCACATTGGCAATGTGTTCTCTTACAAAAGGGAACACAATGGCCGCACCATTGATACGGCCAAAATCCTCATCGCTTTTGATGTCCGATTCACCTTCTTTCTTGAATATTCCCACCATTTTTGCCGTAATCCTGAACTGCTCAACCTCGTCACGCTTTTGCGCCACTGTAACATCAACAGTGACGGCTATTCTTGGTTCGGCAGATGCGACTCCAACATTTATATCGAATGAGTTTTGAGCCTTCTTGTCGAATATCACATCGCTAATTCTTTTGAAAGAACTTTCGATTAGGATGATATTTTCAAGGGTAAACCCTGACTTTGGATTGCTGTTGTCCATAATTCTTATGCTGCTTTTGGATAGTTATCATTATTAATTTCAACACGGAATTGCGCACCTGATTGCTGCGAAAAGGAATAAGTCTCACATCCAATAGGCGCTAATGAAATCCAAGTGAAAGGCATTTCGTGGAATTTTGGAGTGATTTCAGATTTCCGCAAAGAGAAGCGATTCTCATCTTTGCACGAGAAGGATGCAAAACCAGCCCCTTCTTTAACAAAGATTGGATTTTTCACTTCGATGTATGATTTATCTGAAATGAAGCAAATGTTTTCAGTAGGGAATTTCTCGATGAATCTGCTAAATAAGTCATCCTCCCATTCAATGTATAACGCATCGTTACGATAAACATCATCGGGCACGATTTCAATGATATGCATAGAAGACATTTGATCGAACTCGTAGCGTACTCGAATATTCTGAATCTTTTCAAGAAGAAGATTCAGTTCATTGATAATATATTCATTAGAAGTCATATTCAGTATTTTCTCAAAATAGGAAGGATCTCTCTCATCAAATCAAGCGAGTTCGAACTTTTGGATGAATCAAAATTTTCATCTTCATAATCTGCTGACTCGCGAAGTTTCTTTAGTTGGAAAATATCCCTACGCAAAGTACGGCCATCATTAGGATTACTCTTCTTGATGTATTCCAATACGAGGTTCAGCAGATAATTGTGCGAACCTTCTCTGCTTAAACTACACTCTGAGGCGATTTGATCCTTTGTTTTCCCGATAACATAATAACATATATGGCAAATCCTTTGAAAACAAGCATAGTATGCGCAATGTCCAACAGGGAGGAAAGACGAACTGTCGTGCAAAGACTTAGCTAAAGTTTCATTCATCTCGGATTTGCTCTTATACTTGCTGAATGCCATAGAATGATAACTAAAGTATAATTCCTAAATCCCGGATGTAGTCATCAACAGTTATACCATTCTTATTGAACTTTTGAAGTTCTTGGTAATCCTTGTCCTGCTGCTCAAGAGTAGTCTTGTTAAAATATTCCTCTAATTGCTGAATATATGAGCTCATAGCGCCTTCATCAATATGTATCTCATCAATCTGTGCAAAGATAATGATAATATTTTTGTAAATGCAAATGCAATACAAAAAAATAATTGAACAACTTTCTGGCCAAATAATCAAGACTTTCCGCTGATTTTCACATCGTTCTGTGTCCTTCTTGGCACAAAGACAGCCGCCCTGAGGCGGCTGTCTGGGACGGCGGGATTGTCAGAGTTTCTTCAGCTCCACCGGCGGGCCGACCTCCAGGTAATGATCCATCGAGGCGGTGATCATCTCGAAGATCTCCTTGGAACGCTTACGTATCTCGTCGATGACTTTTTGGCTGCGTGTTACTCTCCAGTACCAGGTACGATTGAAGCGGTCATCGCAGGTCGATACAGGATCCACATCCTTATTCCCGTAAAATGCGGAAATGTCCGTAAATGTCAAATCAAATGATCCATCTCTGAATGACAGAAAGACCGTACCGAACAATGCTCCTTGTTTATTGCCAAATCGCTGGTTGTAGTACCGTGCGCGGTATCCTTTATCCTCGTCTTTGCACACCACACCGCCAAAGCTTAAATTAAGTGACACGCTATGCCAACCGGCGGTATTGCGGTATAACTCATCCCTTGTCATCCCTGGCATCGAATATGTCTTTTTGAAAGTCAGTTTTTCCGGATCCGCCAGCTTCCTTCCGAAGCAAGTCCCGCCGAACCCTATCAGCATTATAGCAACAGCAATGATTAACCTTCTCATACTTATTCAGAATTAATTGTCAGACAAATCCTTGCAAAAATCACTCCGTAACGGTGTCGTGGCGGAGGATGTCGAACTCCAGCTCCTCATTCAGGATCTTCCTCAAAGCCTCATCCAGCTGGTAGAACGCGGCGTTCATCGTCCTGATCTCATTGTCGAGCCTTCCGTCCATCAGCAGTTCCTTGCTCTCGCACATCCGCTTCTCCCACTCGGAGAACCGGTCGGCAATCCGGAACAGCTCAATCCTGGTCTCGATGATGAAAGAGTCAGCCCCGATCTTGTGGCTTTCTGCGGCAACAGCCGCGTTGTTTGAATTAGTAGTACGCATAACTAATTGAATATAAAAACCCTCCGCTAAGGTCTGCGTACCACATACCTGCCTTACGGCATAATGCTGTTGCGACTTTCGTCAGCAACGACCATACGGAGGGCAAAATTTCCCTTTAATAATATGTCAGCAATCTTCTACGGAATTATTCAGCCGTAAAGAGAATGCTAAGTATGTAGTACGCACTGGCAAAGATGCGAATCTTTTTCCAAATTCCAAGAATTTTACGGAAATTTTTGCAAAAAATCGCATTATCTGCCATAAGTACCCCGGCGTTTGGCACGATTGTACTTCTCCGTCTGCTCGATGATCCCGTTCTTCCCCAGCATCGACACATCCGCCTTGATAGGCACGGAAAGCCTTTTGTTCAGAAGCTCGATAGCCTCCAGCAACCTCTCATCGGTCGCTGACCTTGCCGAAGCGACATTCCCTCCGGACACCGAGCCGCTTCCGGTCACTGAGCCTGTCGAAGTGTTCGTAAACCCACCGCTTTCCCGACCGATAGCGGCTCCCACAGGATAGACCGCCTCGAAGTTCAGGCTCTTCAACGTTCCAGCCTTCCGAGCCTCCTCCATCGTCGCCACGAACGGCAGCAATGTCGGATTGCTCAGTCCGTCAGCCGGGATCACATATTCACCGCCGTTCTCACCCACAAGCACGGTAGGGGAGGACACGAACCCTCTCTTGTCCGGAGATAACCGCGCCTTGAACGCCTTCCCATCCTGAGCCCGGCGAGTGTTCACGAAGCCGCCCTCCTCCGCACCGATCGGTTGCGCCGCGATCATCGCGATCTGAGCCGCGCCCAATGCCGTCATAATGGCAGCAGGAGCCACACCCGCCGGCCATCCGCCCCATTCTGCAAAGGTCTTCATCACAGCCAAAGATGTTTGTATGATAGCCTGTGACAAACTGAGAGCCTTGGAACGCTTGGCCTGCTTGATTTCCATCTCCTCACGTCTGGCCTCCTCCTCGGCTTCCATCTCCTCGACCCTTGCATTGTACTGTTCCTGAGACATCAGACCGGCATCATAACGAGACTTGAGAGCCTTCTTTTTCTTCTCGTTGTCCTTCTGGTACCGCTTGAAGTCCTGCTGTTCTTTAGCAGCCGTAAGAGCGATCGCTTGGCTTGCCAGTTTAAACCCTTCCTGAGCCGCCCCGCCGATTCCGGACAAAGCGGTAAGCAGATCCTCGGTGCCAGCCTTGCCAGTAGCGATGTTGGCGAAAAGCTGGTTCCATTTCTCTTGCGACACACCGAACAACTCTCCGTTGCCTGTGCCCCCGAATATTCCCGCATTGCTCTTCTTCTGCGTTGCGGTTAATTCGTTGATCTTGCCGGTGACCTGCTCAAGTTTCAACCTGTACTTTTCCAGTTCTTCTTCTGATAGTTTGATGCCGTCAAATCCTCCGGTATCAACTATCTGTTGAAGACGATCTTTTAAGACATTCTGATAAGACAAATTCTCTTTAACTAGAGTGTCATCTCTGGTTCTCTTTGCTTTCATAACGCCAACAGAATTCGGGGATTCCTCGGCTACGACTTTGGAATAGTCATTCTGAATCTCTTGCAGTTTGACATTGTGCTTAGCCTCAAGCAGCGCCAACTCCCTATTGGAAGCATCTTCCTTAATCTTCAGCAATTTATTCTGATGCTTCTTCTCGATAGCCTCCAGCACCGCCGCCTGATTCTCGTACAGCACCTGCGTCTCCTTGAACTTCTTCAATTCCGCCTGGTACCGAACCTCTTCACCATCCATCGCCGCCTTTGTCTTGTCCGTCTCCACCTCGTTGATGATCGCCGTTCCCTCCTTGGTCAGTTCCGCAGCCTTCTTCTCGTTCTCCTGCCGCTTCTTCAACGCATCCTCCGAATGCTTCTTGATCTTCTCCTGCAACTCATTCTCAATCTTTGCTCTTTCCGCCCCCTTCTCCTTATGAGCAGCCAGCCGTGCCGTCAACGTAGCCACCTCCAGCTCATAAATCCTATCGTCATATTCCCCCTGCGAAGCAATCTCCTTCTCATTGAACTGCTTCGTCAGCTCCGCCTTAGCCTTCAGGAACGCCTCATCATTGCTCAATGACCACTGCTGCTTTCTGGTTTTGTTGTCAGGAGTTGTTGTGACATTGCTATCCGCAGTTGAGTAGGCTGATGTCCCGGATGTCGTAGTAACACTACTATTCTTCCTCTTATTTACGCCATACAACGCCTCTAATGTCTTCACGTCTGCATTGTCCTTATCTATTCCGGAAGAGACGGGACTTAATTTCTTCGCCAAATCATCAGGATGGAAATCTCTGAGTATAGGGCTTCTTTTCAACGCCGCCGCAGCGTTGACCTTGTCGGTACTGGATGATGTCTCTGATATCATCGTGTCTCTGAATCCCACAATCGCTTCCAGAACGCCACGGTAATCATCTTCGCTCATCTTGGAGTCTTTATGTGTCTTGTTGTAGGCATTCCTGATGTTCTCCGCCGCTTTCACGGTACTGTCCTGGAGCCCCTCATCCAGCTTGGATTTGGCGTTCAGCATCCCTTTCAACCTTATCTGCTCGGAAAGCTTGTCATTGACAATGCCAAGAGCCGCGGCAACCTCATCATTGGACGCTTTCTCATCAAGCAGGTGTGGAAGGTAAGAACCGTACTGATCGTTTATCTGTTTGATGGCAGCCGCCCTTTCCTTTGACCCGATGGTCGCCGAGGTGACTGCATCCTTCAGCCTATTCACCGCATCTTTTTCCCTGTTGATTTCAGAGGCTGTGTCAGCGGCCGCCTTCCTCATCTCTGTCATTTCCTTGGTGGCTTCCTTGGACCGCCGGACAAATGAGGTTATACCGACAACCACGGCGGTGATGACACTTAGGATTAGCCCGAAAGGATTAGCTTTGATGGCCAAACCGAGGCGTTTGAATGCAATAGTAGCAGCCTTGGTATTGCCGACAAGAAGATTTTGAGCCAATGACAAAGCTGCGGTACCGACACTTGCACCCTTCAGACTAAGCGCTTGTTTCAGCAAAGCGTCTCTATTCTCCTTGCTCCAGAACGCCAGCAACTTGTCATACGCAAGCTTGAGTTTCGCCCGTTGGTTATAGATGAATATGGCCGCCGCAATCTCGGCTATTTGGTAGCGATACTTGACCATAGGACCAATCAATGCGGAAACGGCTTTCAGACCCATATTCGTAAGTCCGACACTTTCAGACATCAGAGGGTTCATTTTCTCTCCGATTTCTACGGTCGTCTCCATAAGAGCCTTCTTCTGCTTTTCCAACGTGGCCGTCAACGAGTTGTTTTTGAGCTCATATTCATTGGTGATAGAGGTACCCTCGTTGAAAGCTTCGGCCGCGATCAATTGCTGCTGCCGCAATGTCTCCGTCTGTTTTGAAAGGCTTCCGAGTACCTGAATGGCGCGTGAACCGTTCAGCCCCATATCTCCCATCGCCTCGGTGATAGCTTTCATTCCGCCGTCCCCACCTTTGTTCATTCCTTCCAGCACACGGATGAACGCCTCGTTCACATCATCGTTCAAGAGATCCGAAAAGTCTTTCAAAGACATTCCTGCAATATTCGCGAATGTCTCCGTCTTTTCAAACATCTTGGTTATGGTTTGTCCCACCGCAGTGGATGAAGTTTCGGCCTGCTGATGCAAAGAGTCAAGCGTGGCCGCAAGTCCCATCACCTTGTCGATGCTGATCTTGGCGTTAGGTGCGATACCGGCAAGCCTTCCGGAGAAGTCCACGATGTAGCCTTCGTTGGCCGTTGACGCGGCTCCCAGGTCGTTGATGGCCGAACCGACCTTCAGCATCGCCTTCTCGATTCCGAACTCATCCTTGAGGTTGAACACATCGACCATCTTTCCGACCTCCGTGATGGCGGCCTCCGCATCACCGCCAAGATCCTCGGAAAGTGCCACATTGATCTGGTTGGCGGCCTTTGCGAATCCCAACAAGTCTTCCTGACCGGATATTCCCAGCTTACCGCCGGCCCGCACAAGTTCAAGCAACTCGTTCTGAGCTGTCTTTGTGTCTATGCCTTTGAGTTTCTCACTGAGCTCCGAAATCTCATCTTTCGTCAGCCCCGTGGTCTTCATCGCATCCGTCATCGCCTCATCGTAGGCCAGGAACGCATCACGGGTACCTTCAAAACGACCTAGGAATTGCTTTACATTGGAAAACAGAATCGTGATGGCACTCGCTGTTTTTAGTAACTCGCTGATGGAAGTCTTTGTCGCAGAGGTTTGGCTGCTGAGTTGGGCCAACCGCTCCTTGGTTAATCGGACTTCTTCACTCAGTTTTTTCCAGTTCTCTGTTCCTGGCACGGCTTTGCTTAAAGCCGTGGTTGTGAGTTTCAGGTGATTCCGCAATTCTGACAATGTCTTATTGTTGAGCGAAATAGCATCCCGAAAATCATTGTATTTCCCTTTGCATTCAGCCAAGGCTTTTTCATTATCTTGCAGCTTCTTGGTCAGATCGACATATTCCTGCGAATTACTTTTCCCGGCTTTCTCAAGTTTTGCCAGTTCTGACTTTGTCTCTTTGATCGTGCCGGACAGATTTTTCATTTGCTTTTCCAAGGCATACATCTTTGCCCTGCCGCCGTCCCCGTTGATAATGATATTCAGTCGAAGGTCCTCTGTAGTGAGTCTATTAGATTTAGCCATAAGACACGTTGATTTTATGGCACAAAAATAGCCGCTAATCAGCGGCTGCAAAGGACAAATACAATGGAGTTTAACCCCAGATGATTGTCAAGACAACGCTTGCAAGAATGACCAGGCCACTAAGAAGCAACAGCAAATCACCCATAACGCTTTTCTTGGTTTTGTTCTTGGAGGTCAGTCCAACCACGGCACTTCCAATCGTTCCACCTACGAGAAATATAATCAACCCTGCCAAACCGACAAAAATCGCAATCAAAGCGACAAACAACAACGGCCAGACAAGCCAACCAATATCACCGATAAAGAACATAGGACTTCAAAGATTAGTGTGTTATTTCTCTTCTTGCAAAAATCAATCCGCCGCTTTATAAATTAAACTTCTTCAGCAAATAAGGCTTGATGGCCGGTGATTGTCGGACGTGCTCAAGGCATTCTGCCAGATCTTCATCCTTTATGTGTCCAAGATATTCAGCGCTTTCCAGAACCCTTTCGCTGTTGAACTCCTTCACAGTGTAGCAATCCACATAACTATCGTGATCCAGATAATCATTGTCAGCCGCCTTTACCAAATGCTGGTAAGGTGCAATCTGTGAAAACATCTTTTCATTGATCCGAGTGTTTACCAGAAGAGCGGCCAGCACTCCACTGTCATCTGTCCTGCCGATAATGACAAATCTTTTAGGCTTGGATTCCTTTCCCGGCTTAGGCTTCACACTGTCTTCCGGAAACATCTCCATCTTCAGAACCTGACCAATCTCAATAGCTTGCTTTCTGAGTTCGGCAGGGAATGAATCAAGTTCCATCATAACCTTGCAAACCTATCGGTCTCAAGGAAATCCTCCAAATACCGCAAGGCATCCGATGACGCATCCCCTTCTTTGGCGATATTAAGAAGATTCATCTCCTTCAAAGAAGACTTGCTGTTAAAAGCACGATTCCATTCCATTCCGTGCGTATCTTCTTTTATTTGGTTGAAAGACATTTTCGCAACTTTTTCAATGCCATAGTTTAGGCTCTCAATGTCAGATTTGGATAGGAAATCCATATTGGGGTCTTCCTTTGCGGAATACCGCCCGCTTTTGAAATTTATAGCATCCGAAGCCAGATGCATATCATCGGATCTGTGATAATTGAGTTCATTGGAGTCGCCACTGGCCATTTTCAGAACATTGTAGATGTTGGACGGTACCGGCCCGAACGGCAAAGCGCAGATGCAATCCTTGAAAAGGGGAGTGCCATATTGCGCAAGATGATTCTGCTGCGCATAATAGGCCGTCTTGACAAGGCTGTAGATGTCCCTTTGACCATCATTGCTATGTGTAAGAATATACAGTAGAACAGCCTTAATCACCAATATGTCATCTTTTCCAAGTCTCATAAGTGCCTCCGTATTGCATTTGTATTGCGAATGTGTTTACAAAGAAACAAACTTTGGGCCAAATAATCAAGACTTCCCGCCTGATTTTCACTTCGTTTGGCCCAGTTCCGACTCCCTGATCCGGGCGATGACATCCTCCGTGAACTCGTACATCAGCCGTTCGGCGATGGAGGCGAAAGCACCGAAGACATAGCGATTGTGGATCTTGCGGTTGCTCTTGACGGACTTGCCGCCACGCTGGAGACGCTTCATGTCCAGGAAGCGCTCGTAGGCCACGTGGACGAACGTCAAAGTCCCCGAAGCACCGCTCCCACCGGTCACCGAAACACTCCTGGACGATTCCAACCGCCCGGAACGCTTCTTGACCTTGGCCTCAATGGCCTTCCCCTGATTTCTCAGAAGCCGCTGACCCTCATCCTGAAGGACCTCACTTACGAAACGCGCCCTGACATCCATCACTCAAACGCAAGCTCGATGCTGTACCCGCTCCAACCTCCGAACACGCTTGCTTCAGGCACCACATCAGCCGAAGCCAGCGACAAACCCGTCACCAACTGACAATTATAGCTGGAAGCCTCCTCCGTGATGTAAGCCAGAATTAAATCCGCAATCTCCAGAAGCCGTGAATACTGCTCATTCTCCGATTCCTCCGTCTTGTCCAGCCCAAGCCCCTTCTCCAACACGAAGATCACCGTCCCCAGCTCTTCACGGAACGAATCGGAATCCCCACGCTGATGCACCTCCGGACGCGCGACCACCACCTGCACACCCGAAAGATGCGCCAGCTTGGAAGTGGCGTCCGACTGCGCGGTCGTGCAAATCGGATCGATGTGCTCACAACAGCAGCAGGAATGGATCTTCAACCCCGCAAGGTACTCAGTGAGCCTTTGAAGCCTTGATAATCTGCTCATTTCTCTTTCTCTCCTTATAGTTATGCCACATAATCGACAGCACCGAGAACAACGGCTCCTCATCCACCCTGTCAATGTTGCCAAGCGTGTTCTCCTTAGCCACCTCGACCAACAAATCATTCCACCCGAAGCTTATCCCCGAACTTTTCTCATCCCCGGCGAACAGCTTCGACAAATCAACCTCCTCCCCGTTAATCTCCAGAACACCCGACTGAAGGTACTTCAAGCAAGCCGCGAACCACATCATCACAAGATTCTTCTGCCACCCCTTCAACCTCGACGCTCTATGAATATGCCCACGTGCATTCCGTTGGTCCACATCCGGCACCATCCGACCTGCCCTGTTGGCCTTCCGGCAACGTCTTCTGTACAGGAAAGCGATGCATTCATCCAGATCCTCCGGCTCGCGGCTCCTGAAAAACCTGTTGATTGCGGCGGATGCGTGCCTGAACTCCCCGAAAGTCAGATCCTGAAGCAGTTCCCCCGGACCGTACAGCCTCACAAGCCCCAACCGGACCACCGGCATCGGATTCGCGACCGAATCAAACGTCAACGCAGCCGACTCCTCCGAGAACAGGAAGCCCAGAAACGTCTCGCACATCCGATAGACATTCTCATCCCTGACAGAAGAAGAGCCATTGAATATGTCCGTGAACCATCCCTTGACAGTCCTCCGCACCCCAAGCAGCATCCACAAGACCCTCACATTGAAGTCCAACGGCGATTCCCCACGCCTAAGACACCTCTCGAAGATCCGGAATACCCCACGCACCTGCTCCGGAGTCATTTCTCTCCACGAACCAGGCACCTGTACGACCTTGCCGGTCTCGAAAACCTCAATCGTGTTCATCACTCGGTGGTAAAGAATTTGTTCCGCCTGTCATTCACAGGCAAAAGCTTAGGATCCGCCTTATCTTCGCTGATCAGAGCCGACAAATCCGTCAAAGCGTCCTTGACCTCACTTTTCAGATTGCCGACATACCAGTCAATCTCATCCATCGTGGCCACACGGTTGGACTTGTTGCCCTGATAGGTAGGGGAGAACCGCCTTGCGATCTCGATAGGAAACACCTCAAGGCTCCACCTCGTTCCGGCCACGATCACCGCACTTAGTATCGCCGCCCTTCTGGCCAGCGAAAGCGCCCTCGGCTCAGCCGAACCGTCAGTAATCGAAGCCCATTTATCCCCTGCGAACGGCTCAATGACCGCCCTTTGCCGCTCGATCACAAGCGCCTGCAACAGATAATAGACGTAATAGCTCCCATCGATGGGATAGACCGCCTCGAACTCCTGAATATTCCTGACAATGGATTCGCCTATCATCGTCCTCTTGGCCGAAGCCTTCCAGTTCTCGTTGCCGGAAGTCTCCAAGTAGGTGTACAAAGCGTCCAGAGCCCTGAAATACCGCTCCCTCATCGCCCTGTCATCCCTGTCTATCTGCCATTCGTAAGGACTTCTCTCATTGTCATCGATCTTGACCTTCCGTCCGGTCGATTCGTGGGACACGGACGAAAGCTTAGCGTACCGCATCAACGCAAGGCACGCCACCGGAAGCCTCACAGCGGCCACAAGCTCCGGTTTCTCATCCTCATCGTAAGCCTCAGCGGCCTCCTTGACCACCTCCTGACTCACAAGCCGCGCCACCTCATCGGTGGCGAACCGGATTTCCGTCTCGATCAGCCTGAAAGGAGAGGAAGCGTACCATTGGCCGGTCAGATCCTCCAATTCCTTGGAACCATCCCTGTTTCTGTTGAACAAATCCATCATAATCACTGATTTTTAACCCTTGCCGAAGAAGTAAGGGCCTCCTCCGCCGACAACTGCTTGTGGAAGAACCCAAGTTTCAGCCCCTTTCCGGGGAAATTGAACGCTATCGCTTGGTTGATCGGCTCCAGAATCGTCTGTGAGGCGATCTCCGTGTCCGAAAGCAAGAACAGCTTGAAGGCATACAACAATTCAGATCCAGATGCCAGCTTTCCGTTCACCATCACGTTCGACAGCGACGGATGCAGCCCCATTCCGGATGTGATCGCAGATGCCGAAGCCTCCGAGATCTTCAACTGAGCCTCCACAAAGTCCTTCATCTTCTGGTCTATCGCCTCCACGGACCAAGACACACGCCCCGCGCCGCTTTCAGACGGCATATCGAGCGAATAGAAGAACTTTCCAGCGTTCTCCTTGCCGCTGAGCACATCCTGCATCTGCAACAGCAGATCCTCCGTCAACCGGCTGATCTCGTTCTCCACCTTGGTGTCATCCCAAGTCGGATGAACCATCCTAAGACGGTCACGCCTTTCCTCCCAGTACTCCTTGGGAGCCTTCACCAGATAAGCAAGGTTGATTCCGTTGTCCGTCACGTACTTGAATATGGTCGGAATCTCCGAACCCTTGACAATCCAGCGCAACGCTCCCCAATACTGAGGCACAGCGTAGAAATCCCTTGCGAATGAATATGTGTGGTTGTACGAAGCCGAGGCTCCGAACCGTCCCGGATTCTTCCTGTCATAGACCGGATAGACCCTTACGCCCGTCCCCACGCAGGAATGCTCGAAATCCCCGACAACAATGTGTTTCACGTCCTTGATCTCCCTGCTGTCCGTCCACTCCAGCCTTGCGTTCTTTGAAGGAATATGCTCAAGATAGGCTATCTTTGGCTCCCTGCCTATTCTCCGGCCTTTCTCCAGATACTTGGCATCGAAGAACCCTTTCAGATGCAGGTAATCGGTCATACACCCCTTGATGTAGCTAATATAGTCCCAGCTGTCCAGCCACGCCTGGATCTCCCTGTCCTCCTCCCAGTTATGCACGATGTTTCCTTCCTGGTAAGCCAGCCGGTTAAGGAACACGCCCTGCCCGTAGAGAAGCCCCATCTACCTCTCAAGGATTCCCGGACCAAGATTGTTTTCGTCCAGGATGTCCCTTAGGTGCACCGGCAGATTGTTGTCGTGGCCGAACGGCACGATCTTCTGTCCGCAAATCGTCTGGGGCAACTGTTCCCAGTTCCTCTGTTGCGCCATCCAAAACACGGAGTCCAGACTGCTGTCCCTCCTGTTGGAAAGCGCGAAAGCCCGGCCATCGTTCAACCGCAGAACGGATGTGTGGTCGGATATTTTTTCGATTCTGCTCATACGAGTATCAGTTTTTGTCCGTTGAATGTCATCAGAAGCGGCTGGTAGAAACGCCTCGGCTCTCCGGTCTCCAGATCCGTGTAGCCCTCGATGATGTCAGCGTTCTTGTTGTGCTCCTTGGTTTCCCTATGTCTCAGCACCCCGCGCCGGACATAGACGATCCCGTCGCTTGTGCCTTTCGTGGGGTTATAGCTCATAAACGAGAAGCTGAAGCTCCTGTCTTCCTCTGACAGTCGCCTCATCTCCGTCAATGCTTCATATACGTTCATATCACAAAGTTAGCCACCTCCCAAGACGATAAAAAGGACACCACGCCCAACCCGGAAACTACAGCCCAAGGCTCGGCTATTTCAGCCAAACGGGCTTGTTTTGTGAATATATTCCCGTCAAAATCAAGTGGTTCAAAGCCTTGCACCCCGCCGCGGCAAAAACGCACTTTTTCGGACGCAAAAGAGCCCGGGCCGCGCAGCGGAAGAATCGCAATTGCGATTCCTTCCCGAGGGTGATATATGGCGCACGCCCCGCTCAGTCCTTGTTTTTCCCGACCGCACGAGGATCCGTCGCCGAGGACGGCAGCATCGTCTTGCCGCTGGCCACGCCTCTGAGTTGCTTGGTCATCACAAGATACTTGAATGAGTCTGATGGGTTGGTGGACTCCGTAGGCAGCTGCTCCACCGGTAACTTCTCGCTTTTCTTATCCTTGAACACAACCCCGTTCCTGACCACAGTCCTTGCCTTCTCCAATGACAGCTTCAGATGCTTGGCCGCATACGCGTCGATGCGAATCACCGGCAACCGTGGATTACGCTCACTCATTATCTCCTGCATAAATGAATATTCCTCCGGCTGCCCGATGTTGCCCTGGTTGATGGACATAAGCTGCACCGTCCACCCTGTACGGCGGCCGGATTCATCATATTCAATAGCCTTCTTTAACTTGCCGACCTGATCCTCACCCACGGACTTGTAGGAGTTGCCTGCACGGTCATAGTACAGCATCAGGGTCTTGCGCCTCACAGGTGCGAAGAAGGCGCGGAACTTCTCTCCAAGGTCAGGGACATATTCAGGTGCAAGAGTGTAGAGGAACTTCACAACACGCAGGCACGAGCGCCCCTTCTCGGTGTCATTCTGGGCAATGGACATCGAGCACATATTCCCGAAATCCACTCCTGCGATGAGCGGTTTGTCCAGATCGAGATATTTCAGCACCCTGCAATCCTCCTGATCAAGCAGTCCGAATCCATCGTAGGCTTCCTCATCCGTGCCATCATAATAGAAGTGGCGTTCACTCAAGGAGGTGTAGAAGCGGTCGCCTGATTCCAGGGACGGGCGCATAGAGAGGATGGCCGTGTTCAGATCAGGAAGCTTACCCGAGATGGCATCCCCGAACCACTGCTCTGTGAGGATGTCCACATTGATGTAGGATGATGCCAGCATGAAGAAAGTCCTGGCTTCCTTACGCATCCTAAGTTCAGTCCATCGGGCTTTCCACTGTTCGGCCACACGGCATTTGCTGCGATAGACGTTCAGGTCATCGGCACTGTGGGTATTCATCCATTTGTCTTTGGCGGCGGCAGCCTCGTGCAGGCATTCGTTATAGACCAGGCCGGCTTTCAGCACAAGCACGATGGCCGGGATGTCCATATTGTGGGCATATTTCAGGATCCAGTCATATTCCCCGATGTGCGTGGTGTCGGGCATATCGGTGGTGAAACTGAATCCTCGGTAGAAGACACTGTGACCATATTCCTGCCTGTAGCCACGGACTGCCTTCAGCAGGTTGGAGATCTTGTCTTCCCGGAAATATTTCACCTCATCTCCGAAGACAAAGACGTAGGAGGCTCCGGCAAGGGTGGCCGGGCGGTCAAGGGAGCCGAACCGGATGTTGGTGCCGGTGTAGAATATGATCGTGCGTTTGTAGGAGACCAGTTTGTTGAAAGGTTTCCAGAAATGTGGTTTGAGCCAGTCCGGAAGGGATGCCTTCTCCGCATCGGTGAATGTCGGCGGCTCCTTCTCGATGACATAGTGGACTCCTTCACGCAGGCCTTTTCGCTCCAGCCCCTCCAGAACGGATGGGAGGATGTTGGCGTTCAGGTTCGTGAACGTGTCGGCCACCCAGACGACGGGCGCTCCTGGCATATCATAGATGACATCCAGCAGTCTTTCGGCCTGGATGTCGGTTGTCTTGGCTCCGCCACGCCCCACGACATTGAGGTTCTGACAGGCGCCGGCCAGCGACACGATCTGGGCGAAAGGGTTCTGGTACTGGACGGAGGCGGCTTGTGTGGATTCAGGTTTAACTCTCTTCCTTTGCATCCTCAAGGTATTTTACGATGTCAAGATCAACGATGCCTGCATCGGTCCTGAGCCGTCTCTTGACGGACTCCGGAGCGACCACGGTGTCAATCTGCCTTTCCAGCTCATCACGGTTGGCTGCCGGAAGTCCGATGGATTCTGGCGTTGCGGAAAGCAGACGGAACATCGGCTGGTAGATTTCAGCCGGAAGCTTGGCCGGATCATCTTTGTCCAGCTGGAGGGCACGAGCCTTGTTGGCAAGGATGTCAGCGGCCACGGCGTAGTCCTTGGAGGTCTTTGCGGCGTCCCTCGCGGCGACATAGAGTGTGTCGAACTGATCCGCCATCTTGTTGCGCATCGCCTCTTTGGAGACCTTGCGGTTGCAGAAGAAGAGCTCCACGGCTTCTGAATATATGTCCGCGGCACGCTGGTAGGGGATGCAGAAAGGGGCGCTGGTCAGGAACTTGATCGTCCTCCTTTTGCCATACTGGCCGTCCAATGAATATATCAGCGTCAGCAGGTCTATGTAGATCTGTTCCTTGTCGGAAAGGTTGCCCTTTGATCCGGAAGCAATATATTCCTGAATCTTCTCGAACGCGCCTTCTTTCTCGGCACCGCCGAACAGATCCAGCTTTGAGATGGTGAAACTTTTGTCCCGGACGATGTCGCGGAACTGCTCGACGGAGTCGGCGTCGCCACCCATAGCTCCACGCACAACGGCAAGTTCGATCTTGGCCCTCTTCTCCAGCTGGCCGCGTTTGATGGCGTTGCTGATCCGCTGATCATCTATCGTGACGGGATCAGCCAAGATGACATCCAATTGCCTTTCTGTGATGTCAAGGAATCCGGCCAGTTCGGCATCAGTCCAGCCGATGGCCGCAAGGGATGAAAGATCATCGAGAAGTTCGGTTGTCAGTTCCTTCATATTCTTTAATCATTCGGTTTATCTCATCGAGCGTCATCTTCAGGCGGGAAAGCCTTTCCTCTCTTGACACTTTCAGGTCAGGGCGGTCGCCTTTCTTGATTTCCCGCTCCGCGCGCCAGATGGAATCCTGGACATTGCGCCTTTTCCGGATTAGCTCGGTGATCGGCATTCGTCTCAGATTATCCAGTTTCTTTGTCAAGGCGAAAATCGGATGTTTGCCAAGAATCCGGTGATGCTCCTTGTAGTATTGAAATTCAGTGCGGGAAACTGAATTTTGATAAAAATTTCTTACCGTTTTTTCCGCGGCCTCGAAGCACTCTTCCGGAGTGGTGCATTTGAACAGATCCTCGTGGGCGTTGACATAGTTGTGCCACGATGTGATCATATCCGCGGCAAGGGCCTTCAGTTCGGTCGGGCAATCAGGTTCGGAGAGGAACGGCCAGTCTTCCCGGAACCGCCCGCCTTTCGTCAATGTCTGCGAGAACGGAACCTCTGTGGCGAACGGAAGCAAAGCTTTCTTCAGGAGGTGTGAATATTCCTTCGGCGCCTTCCTGACAAGAGCGTCGAGCCACTTGTTGGGCGCGTATATGCTCAAGAGCCGAAGTCCTTCAGTGACCTCGGCTCCCGAACATATCCATCTGTCAATCTCGTTACTCATTCAGCAGGTACTGGTCAATCAGATGTGTGATGGCCGCATAGCCTTGAGGAGTGGCGAACACGAACTTCTTGCGGACGAACGCCTCGATGACAAGATGTTCGCAAGGATTCGCGCGATAGACCGGAGTCACGATGTTGCCGAACCGGAATCCGGCCTCGATTGGTCTATGGAGATTCTTCTTGAAGTAGTCCTTTAGGAACTCCTCCGCTGTCTGGTTTTCCGCTGGAAGCGCGTCCACGAGTTTCTCCTTGGAGAACGGTTTCGGCAGCCTTTCGCTGAAAACCTTGTTGCCTTGAACGTCAAGGAACACAAGCGGTGTGGCCAGTTCTCCGATGGAAATCTTGGCGCAAGGAACGCAGTTGGCCGGCACGAGGATGAAATCATCGGAGATATTGTTGTCGGCGATGATTCCGGCAAGAATGTCACGGATGTCAGCGTCCGGTTCAACCGTGATGACAACAGGCTTGACACCTGTCATCTTCTCCCAGGCTTTGGACAACTGGCCGTCCGTGCCCTCGTAGGCACAGACAACCAGATTCGTTCCGCCGCTTACAGGGTTGCCCGCAACCTTGCCTTCGACGGCTTTTGTGTCGATCTTAGACATCCGCTAAGCTCCTCCGGTCGCGCTTGTGGCGTCCTCGGCGATCTCCGGCATCTCTCCGGCATATTCACCGGCCAGGAACTTGTCAGGCAACGCCTGCTTCCAGGTAAGAGTCCTCTTGGTCGCCTCACCGTCCATCTTGGTCTCAAGAGACAACCTGAGCGGGTTGCAGACACGTCCCATAATCTGAGGACGGCCAGCAGTTGTTCCGTCGCACTCCTGCACGATGGCGATCACGCCACGGTTCTTGAAGATCTCGATGAAATTCTTGATGGCCACTGAGTTGCCCGGGTGGTCGAACACGATACCGGTCTTGATTCCCTCGGCGTCCGGATCTCCGGAAAGTTCCTCGGTGACCTGAATCGTGGAAGCCGTGGCATAGATGGAGATTGCCTTTGCGCCGGTCTTCAATGTGAGGTCTCCAGTTACAACGCAGTTGCCAACCTCTCTTGTCGGTTCGCTGGCGACATCCTCCACATCTACAAGGATGATCTGTGATTTTCTGGTGGCGGCGCAACCAGCGCCGTCACCAGGTCTTGGAATTGATGATTTAACGTAATCCATAATTCACGCTTGTTATTTGGTTATGCACCGCCTTGACCCTGATCCTGGTTGGTATCTGAACCCTGATCCTTGGTGTTGTCAGCAGCCTTCTTTCCGTTCTCCCACTTGTCGGTGTCCGGAACATCGGAGACGATGCTCTCGACAGGAGTGTAGCCATCAGGCACGGCGGCATACACAGCCTCGGCGATCTTGAAGCCCGTAGAGAGGGAGTACTCGCCGAACACCTTCACATCGTAGTTCTGCTCCTCGATCTTGACGATGCAGTTCTCCGCCTTTGAGAGATCCACAAGCTCCACGAAATTCTCCTTCGGGGTCGCGAAGATGATAGGGGAGTTGTACATCGATTTCAGAGGTACGAGGTGGAAGTTGGTGAAGCGGATGCTTCCGTCATTCTCCACGCCGGTGTACTTGCCGTTAACGGCGAAGTCAGCCCTCTTGTAGCGGGTGAGCAGCTGCTCGGAGCAGTGGATGGTCACGATGTGGGCGAACAGTCCGGAGATGCTGTCAACGAAGCCGTCGATGTAGGCGAGGAGCTCGGAGTCCGACATCGCCATCGGGTCGGCTGCCGCCTTGTAGTAGTTGATCTTGCAATTCTCGTCTGACTTGCCCTCCACAAGGATGGTCTCGAAACCGTCCATAGAGTTCTTGGCGGCCTTGCCCGCGTCACCGTCAGCGACAACGCCAGCATCGATGAACTTACCCTTTGCGATCATCGAGATGGTGATGTCATCCAGCACCTTAGGCAGGATGTGGTTCTCGATGATGTAGCGGGTGATAGGCATATCCGCCATAGTCTTGCCCTGCTCGTAGAGATAGAGCAGCCAGCTCTTGAGCACATCGGCCGGCTGGATCAGCACGTTCAGCTTGTGACGGCGATAAGGAATCCTGATCGGAGTGAAATGGGGCGTTCCCTTAGGAGTCCATTTCGGTGTGAACTGCTGTGAGACCTCGGACATAATGGCCGCGCTTGCGATGTAGTCCGTGTTGGACTGGATGCGGGTCATATGCTTGGCGTCATCGAATCCGTTGTAGATCCTCTTGTTAAGGAGCTCCAACTTCATCTTAGGAGGCATCGTCATCTTGAACTCGGCGTTGAGATCCGTGATGTCGATAGACGCGTCTTCCATCGCCGTGAAAGCGTAAGGATTGACGGAATCAAGGGCTTCCTTCACGATCTTGTTGTGTGCCGCCGCCATATTGATGGCAAAGACCTTGGCCTCCTTGGACGCAGGAACTGCCGTGGCAACCGGCTTAGGCTCCGGCTCGGAAGCCAATGAGACAACGTCCTTCTGTAGTTTCTCGATCTGTGCTGTCAGCGCGGCTGTTGCTTCCGCCGTCTTGGCGGCTACAGCCGCGTCGAAAAGGGTCACGGCATCACCCTCCTCATCGAGGTTGATGCTTTCCAGTTTGTCGAGAAAGTCCTGGCCGTAGTTCTCCAGAACCTTCTGCCGCTCCTGATCGGAAAGGGAAACCTTGCCGTCCTTGACGTCAAGCTCGCTCTTGCCGAAGAGACGGGCCACAAGTCGGCCCATCTTGGAATTGTTGAGAGTTTTCTTATCCATTATGAAAAAGATTGGTTAAACGCTTGTGAGTGCGAAGACCGCCTCGATGGTCTCGGAAAGGGTCTTCTTGGCATCGGCCATATTCAGGCGCAACGCCTCAGCGGTGCCGAACATCGCGCCGCTCAGAACTCCTTTCTCCTCTTTCTGAATATTCGGCCTTCCGGACACGACCGCATTCTGGAATTGCTCCACCAGCGGTTTGAGTTCGGCTTTGACAGCCTCGTAGTTTCCGGCCAAGGCTTCCCTATAGGCCCGGTTCTTCTCTGAGGACTCATTGGCGTAGATTACCAAAGTCCTTTCACCGGTGGTTGGGTTGGTGGCCGAATTGTCCACGAAGACTGCCATCGCTCCGATGGAGCCGACCTCTGAAAGGTCGTTGTCCATATAGATGGCGTCGCACTGTGAAGCCACCCAGTAGGCGGCAGAAGCGCAACAGTCGGCGTGGACATAGACCGGCTTTCCTTTGGATCGGGCGTAACCGATCGCCTCAAGCATCGGAGGAATGGCCGAACAGCTTCCGCCAGGGGAGTCTATGTCCAGGACGAGACCGATGACATTGTCGTCATCGGCCATCTCCCGGAGTTTGTTTGCTATGAACGTTGTCCCGTAACTTTCGCAGGTGTCGTACTTGGTCATTGTGCCGTGAAGCGGAACAATGGCGACACTCTTAGCTTTCCCGGCTTGTGCTCCGGAATCGGCCACGGTGGAGACCACCGCCGACTTCACCTCCATCTCGACCGGAGTCTTGCTGAGGAAGGCACGAGCGATAGGAAGCAGCTGCTCCGGATTGGAGACCAGCCACTTTCCCTGAACGATGTCCCTTGCCAGTTGGAATGTGTCTGCTTTCATCTTGTTAATCAATGTTTACGCAAAGATACCAGCGAGACACCCGTAAGGAAAGGACACGCTAAAAGACAGGGAATTGATACGAGCTGGACAGCTTCAAGGTGTTGGTTTCGTTGACCTCGAAGGCAAGAGGCAAGTCCTCGGTGCCGTAGGTCTCATCGTCCCCGTGGCAGAATCCTACCTTTAATATAAGGTTGTCCCTCATAATCTCCGAGGACTCCGAAAGCGTGGCGTTGATCTTGACGGTGGCCAGCCTCCCGGCATCCTCCGTCTTCTCCGACCGCTCGATGGTGGCGGTCCCTGGAACGAGCGCAAGTTTATGCCAGACTCCATCCTGTCTGTCAAGGCTCTGGGCCTGCAATGAGTCAATGATTCTGATCATCTTTCAATCCGTTTATGTTTATACTGCTGTTGATGTAATCCACCTTGTTGATAAGTTTCTTCACCAGTTTGTCCAGCGTCTGTTGCGATTGCCTGTAGATCCTCTTGTGCAGCGCGTCGAAATAGTCGGTGCTGAACAATCCCCTCGACACGATGAACGCAGTGACTATGTCCTTCTTCTGGACTCCGAGCTCGTAGCCGGCAAGGTAGTACTGCTTGAACTCGATGTCAAAGAAGGCGTTGATCGCCATATTCAACGCCACCGTGCTGTACTTGTCATAATAAAGGAACTTATCCCTCATAGGAGCCGTGGCGATGTCGCTTGGCAACTCCAGATCCACGACCTTGTCGCCTTCCAGAGCCACCGGACCCTCCGCCACCTTGCAATGAGCCACGAGAAGCCTGCCTATGCTGTTTCGGGCATAGACTTTCAGAGGCCCGCCCGGACTGTCAGGCGGGAACAGGTAAGCCAGATAATCCGCCATCATCGGCGAATCCACTTTCAATTTGACATCAAGCATTTCACAGTTCATCAAATATTATAGCCACATTTTTCGCAAAAACAGCAACTACACCAACTACACTTGAAGCTATGTTTGATTTTCAATGAGTTAACCAAAAACGAGGTGTAGTTGACCCTCGAAAATGTGTAGTTAGTGTAGTTGGAGACTGCCCAAGTGTAGTTGAATGTAGTTGGAGTGTAGTTCTTCAACTACACCGCAACTACACCTTATTTCGTTAATATTCATTCATTTACTTCAAGTGTAGTTAGTGTAGTTAGTGTAGTTGGGGTTTTTCGTTTCCTCAGCAAAATAATTTTTCACTAATTTACGTAATTTATTGAAGAACTACAATAGATAGCACAAGATAAACTTTTGTTCTATTTGAATATATGTGAAAATAGTTATCCTATTTGTGCCAAAATTTGGCACAACCACTCCGATTTTCCTCATTTTCCCCATTTCCCCCGAAAATCACCCTCTTGGTGAAAATCGTAAGCAAATCCACTCTTTTTGCTTATGGTTTTCGCTTTGGCCCTTTGAAATCCCCATTCCACCCACTTTCCTCCAATAAAAATCGTAAGGGCGGACGAAGATTAACCCTCTTCATTGGCCCTTACCCAAAAGAAAAGCCCTGGAAGAAACTCCCAAGGCCGCACCATACTAAGTAATGCTACCAAACAATTACGCGAATTTGACAGACGATAGTTCTTGGCTGAAGTTCTTTATGCCCTCCTCGATTTTCTTCACGGTCTTCGGGGAAGGATGCCTGTAGCCGCTGATGTAGTGGCTAAGAATGGTCTGGCTCACTCCGGTTACTTTCTCCAGTCCGGCAAGCGTTAGGATAAACGCATATTGTTGGAGGAAAGAGGGAACGTCGTTGTAGAACTCAAAATCGACATCCGGACACTCTTTGCCCTCTTCCGCAAGCATCTGCTTTGCCTCCTCATAAGAGTTGTAAAAGTCCTCTATGGCTTCTTTGGCTGTCTTGCCTTGACCGAGAAGTCCGAATGGAATCGCTTTGTTATACTCCATTGTTGCGTCGAAGGTTCCGTCCGAACCTCTCGCGATATAAACCTTTGCCTTCATATCTGATTTTATTAATTAAATATTTGTTAAGCATTGGGGTGGGTTATAGTTCCACCCCCGATTGCTTGCTTATGTTCTCCAATGTCCGGTCTTTCGCTTCTTGGCTGCTGTGTCGCGGTATCTGGAACTTTATTCCTGTTATCGGACTGAACCACCAGTCGTGGTTTTTACCGTGCGAGAGGAAAGAGCATCCGCCTTTCTTCAGCTTCCTTATGACTTCCGAGTATCTCATTACCGTTATTGTTTTGATTGCACTACAAAGATAAGGAATTTCTTAACATTTACCAAATTTTTGGCGATTATTTTTACTTTTTCTTTTTTCCGAAAACGGCCTCGACCTCCTCGTCGGTGTCCGGATCGCGTCTGATCCGGCGGTAGTCGGGACTGAAAGTGATACTGACAAGGCGTTCCTGATGGCAGATGCAGATCAGGCCGATGACAGCCTCGTAGTCTCGTGATGAGACCTGAACGAGATAGTCAACCCATTCCAGAAGAGGGAGGCTCCGCAGCCACTTCACATACGCCCGCCGCCTGGCCGCAATCACATTGGCGTACCTGTTCCGGAACGCCTCCTCCTGCTCCCTGGAATACAGGACATATCTCCTCAGGTCTTCCATCACTCCTCCCAAAGTTCGGCATCAACCGCTTCGGCTGGCTCGGTGACCGATGGGGGAGCGCTGGCCGCCGTGCGGTTGTCACCGATCTCCAACGTGTCCGTAGAAATGTCCAGATCTATTCCGTAATTGACCTTCAGCGCGTCATAGTCAAAGACCATCGCCGTGGTGACGCGGCTCTTGCCGGTCTCCGGATTGCTCGACACGTAGGTCTTGTTCTCCAGCAGCTTGAACCGCATCGACTTGGCCGTACCTATGAACTCCGGTGAATGCTCAAGATAGTACTTCAGCGAATCCCTCGGGATCACCTTGCCGTTCACGTCCTTGCCCTCCTTCATATAGAGAGCCGAAAGCCGCTGGAAAGCCAGATAGATGTACCGCACTCCGTGCTTCGGCTCGAACGGAACATCCGACTCCTTGATGGCGAACGGACGGTCCCCGGCGCAAAGCTTATAGTCGATGTTGATGTACGCCTGCCCGGATGCCACCAGATTCTCCACAATCTCCCAGAAGCCCGAAAGCTCGTTGTTCTGCTTAGTCTTCTGGTTCTGATCCACACAACCCTTGCAGCAAAGCCTGAATATCTCCTCGCTGTCAAACGGCACGTCGATGTCCGTCCTCAAAGCCCGGTAGGCCGCCAGCAGAATTGCCCAGTTCCTCAGTGTCCTGTCCTCGACATTGTACGAACGCACCCTGTCATTCATGTCCGACAAAGTCTCATCCCAAACCCTTCTGAAATCCGTCTGGAACTTGGAGCGCAACTGCAACAACTGGTTCGTCAGATGCGTAAGCCCTCGCTTCTCGATAAGCTTCAGATTCTCGTAGTTCCTCTTCTCCTGGTCGCTGAACGTTGTCTTGCTGAATGTCAGGAACACAAGCCGGTTGAACAGAGCGATGTCGGCGGTCGGCATCTCCTGACCGCTCATCACAACCCCGCAGTCCACAGCCGTGGTCTCGCGCCTCTTGTCGTTGTCCATATTCATCCTCGAACGCCCCGCGCCGTCCCATATTCCTTTAAGGAACTCCCGCTTCTCCAGATCAAGGTTGTTCTTATATTCATCGAGATGCACCACCGCGTTGCTCACCTCCGCCACCGCCTCGGCAAGAGCCGCCTTGGTCGTGTTGTTGATGTTCGGCGCGATGTTGCCCGTCACGAAGAAGGAAGTCAGCGAATGACCCAGCTCCGACTTTCCCGTGCCCTTCGGGCCGAACAGATCCAGAATGGGGAACGATGTTGTCACCGATGTCACAACGTCCTTGAACAGCGACGCGAACAGGAAGCAAAGCGCCACCTTGGCGTTGTCCCCGAACACGGTGATGAGTTTCTCTGAATATTCCCGCAGCGTGATGGTGTTAGCCTCCATATAGACAAATTTCCTTGCCAGCTGGTAGCCTTGGGTGTTGTCCCTTGTGTCCAGCGCGCAACCAGGAAGATAGAACTTCTGACCCTTGATGTCGATGATTCCGTACTTGTCCACCGGCTTGAACGTGCCGTTGTCAAGGCCGCCGTTGCCCCAGGCATAGAAGCCCCACTTCTTCTGCCAACCCAGCTGCTTGATCTCATCAGCCGAAGGCGTGCCGTCATAGAGGAACTTCTTCAGTGAGGTAAGCTCGTTGGCCGTTGCCTCCCAGACATAGTTCCCGGCCGTCTCGACACGAGTCTTGAAATCCGTGAACGACACGAGCTCGCTCTGGTTCAGCTTCACCACCGCCTCCTGCATCTTGACGTTCCGCAGCGTGAATATTCTTCTGGCGTTCTTCTCGTCCCGGATGTGCAGGATCGGGGTCATCGTGAAGTTGCTCCATCTCACATCGTTCCCGGATCTTGAAGCCCCATAGTAACAGTTGTTCTTGACGTAGAAGCCATAGTTCTGGAGCATCTCCTTGGTTCCGTCCTCTTTCGCCTCCGCCCGCTCCTGATCATTCTTGGCCTTGAAATATTCCTGGTTCCAGATCCTTCCGAACTTATAGGCCTTCGTGAAGGTCTCCCGGTACATATCAGCCGTGCTCTGGTCCGGCACCTTGGCCAGCAGCTTGCAGACCTCGGTGATCACGGCGGCCTTCTCCGTCTGCGAAGCGGCTGCTTCCATCCATCTCTTGCAGATCCAAGGAATATAATCGTTCGTCCTCTGGAGGTTGCATTCGTCAAATTCGTGCTGATGTGTCCGGAAGAACTCATCAGCATCCTTGCCAAGCTCCGGCGGCAACTCCATCACACTGACCGAAAGCCCCGCCTCCGTCATCAGCTTGGCGTTCTTCTGGACCGCCTCGATACCGGCCTCGTCTGTGTCCCCGATGATCGTGACCCTTTCGGCCCTGGATTTCAGCAGGTCGATCTGGTCCTGAGTCAAAGCCGTTCCGCACGGAGCCACGGCATTCTTCACCCCGATCTCGTGCAGCCGGCATACGTCCAGATTGCCCTCGACAAGGTAAGCCTGCTTCGTGGCGTAGATCTGCATATTCGCCTGGAGCCACCCGAAAAGGATTCCCTTCTTCTTGTACAGTTCAGTCTCCCCGGTGTTCAGGTACTTGGGAACGCCCGGCTTGTCACCGATGTACCGTCCGGAGAAACCCGCTATGTAGCCGCTTGTCCAGAACACCGGAAACATTATCCTGTGCCTGAACGAGTCATAGACCTGCCCGGTGTCCTCGTTCCTCTTGACCAGTCCTGCCGCAAGCAGCACGTCCTCCTTCCATCCAAGTCCCGTCAGGTACTGTTTCAGGCCTCCTTTCTCTGGAGCGTAGCCGATGCAGAACAGCTCGGCGGTCTCGGCTTTGATCCCGCGCTTCTTCAGGACATATTCCTTGGCTCCAGGTGATTCCTTGTACCGTTGGATGAACCACTCGGAGGCCAGCTTGTTCACCGTCATCAGTTGCGACCTCCGCCGCCTTCTCCTCCGGTGTAGGCTCCTTCTTCTCGTAGTCGATTCCCAACCGTCCGGCAAGATGCTCCACCGCCTCGTAGAACGTCATCCCGCGCCTCTCCATCACAAAGCTGATGGCGTCGCCGGTACGTCCGCACCCGAAGCAGTGGTACATATTCCTCGATGGCGTCACCACGAACGAAGGAGTCTTCTCCCCGTGGAAAGGGCAACAGCATTTGTAGTGGCTGCCTTCTCGCTTGAGCTCCACGCCCTCGTCCTGGATGATCGAGACGATGTCCCGCTCCTTGATCTGGTCTTTTACATAGTCGGGGATCATAAGTCAAATAAATCTATGGCCTGGCCATTGTCCGCACTCTCGAATATCCTTTTGCAGGAATCATCGTCCACTCTCTCGTTAGCCTGGTCTATCTCGAAAATCAGCTTCCTTGCGATGCCGATGTTCTGCTCAAGATGGCATTTGCGCTGGATCTCCCAAGTCTGCATCCGTGCCGGTTCAAGCCCTGCGAACTCCATCAACTGGACTTCCCAAAGCTGCACGGCCATCTGGCACGCCCCACGGAGTGCCGACCATTCCGGCCTGTCCATCTCGAACACCGAGATCAGGCCTCTTGAATCCTTGTCGGCGTACATAGCCTACCGCTTTTCAGGAAACAACTCCTCCACGGACTCCTCGACCCCGAAGACATCCTTGACGTACTTCCTGATGTTCTCCTGATAGAGCGGCTTAGGCCGCCTCGTCCCGTTGCACCAGGAATATGCCGTTGGGTACGACACCCCGTCCATCACGATCAACGTCAACAAATCATTCCGCTGTTTCTGGCCCGCGGTCTCCCAAATCTCTTTGATTGCCATATCTAATGAATATTATTGATTTCAGTCTAATAGTTTCAGCCCTTTGCTTATGATTTTTATTGCCTCCCTCTTAGAGTCCATACTGGCGTGGGTATAGATATCCAGAGTTGTGGATATATCCGAGTGCCCCAATATTCTCGACACGCTGGCGATGTCCGCTCCACCTCGGATCATATTTGTCGCGAACGAGTGTCTTAGGCCGTGGAATTTGATTATTCTTACCCCAGCTTTTTTGCAAAGGTTATTAAAGTGATGCCGAAAGGTTCTTGGCTCTGTGCACTTTTCTGTTCCGCTTGCGATGTAAAAATTGTCAGGCATTATTCCCCTTACTTTCGCGAGACACTTTGCGAGCTGTGCCGTAATGGGGATGCATCGGTTGCTGGATCTGGTCTTTGGTATCCCTTCCCGAACGTATGACTTTTTTTCGCCCGTGCTGCCGAATGTCTTTGGAATATACACTCTTGCAATTGTGCAATCTACAGTGATCGTTTTTTCTTTAGGGTCAACGTTCCTCCATTTCAGCCCGCAGACCTCCCCGATCCGTAGTCCGGTCATCATTGTGATCAGGATGGCGATTCCCTCGTAGGACGGATGCTCCATGATGTATCCAGCAAGGCGTCTCAATTCTTCCGGAGAGTATGTCTCTAGTTCTTTCATTGCGCCTTCTTCGCGAGGATATTGTAAATTGAATTTTGGCAGGTAGAGATCTAAGCCGTCCAAAAACCATCCCATTATCATTTTGACAAGGACTATAATGTCCTTTATGGATTTTGTGCTAAGTCCGGTTTGATGGAGCCGACCTATCATATCCTGAAGATGTCTGGAGCGTATGTTTTTGATTTCCATATTCGCAATCTCATCATTTTTGATATGATTCCTGTACATCAAGTCATACGCTGCCAGCGTCGAGTCTCTGACCATATACTCCTTGTTTTTGAACCAATGCTCGTATTCTTCGTTAATTGTGCTCATAACTATGATAATTTGAATATTTCCGAAAATCCAAGCGCGTCATTCCGCTTGTTGATCAGCCGGTAATGCGCTATAACCCGCTGCTCCAGAACATCCCCGTGATAAACATCCCCAACCATTCCCCTGACCGACAAGTTGAAAAGGAGTATCGGTATCGATCTGTCCGAAAGTTCCCAACACTCGACCGGATTGTCGTTCGGGTAATAGTCGAACGGAATCCGCTTTCGGCATAGTTCCCACCATTTGGCTATGATCATCGAGCCGTTTCCGGCGGTCGGCTCCAGAATCCCTTGTCTGCGTGCACCGTTGTCGGTGATCATCGCAGCCAGCTGCGAAGCGGCCGCCGGAGTAAAGTCCTGCTTTTTCTGACCGCGCTCGCTTAGCTCCGCCTCGTAGATGGGCTGGAACCATTCCCTGTCCATCGCAAAGTCGTTCGCCTCCAGCATAGCCCTGTAGAACTTGTGTCTGTTGACTGGGTCCCCGAACAGAACCGTCATCAAAGCCTCCGGAATCAACCTCGTGTCATTTATTCCAAGTGTTGTCAAAAGAAACTCTTTAGTCATTGAATATCAACAAAATAAATTGAAAATATCTTGAAAAATAATTGTGTAATTCAAAATAAAAGCGTACCTTTGTATTGCGGTTCAGGGAGAACCGCGAAAGAGGAATCTGAAACGCTTGAAAGGGAGTAAGAAAAAACAGCCAAACTTCTGAAAATATGAGAGTCGAAGTTCTTAAAATCAGAATTTGGAAAATAGTGATAACACTTGTAGAGGTTACACTTTAGTTTTCCGAGGGAGGGGATCCGAAACATCCCCTCTCGTTTGGCTGTCTTCCGCAAATTTAACACATTTTGTATGCAAAACAAAAATCTGTCATCTTCACAAACTCCTTCCGAGTCCGCGTCCTGGGGCGGTGCCCGTTCCGGTGCCGGCCGCAAGTCCAAGCCCCACGGAAAGTCCTACACCTTCCAGTCCACCCCCGAGGTTGACGCGTTTCTCTCCTCCTATCAAGGCAACAAGACCGAGTTCATCAACCGGGCGATCCTAACTCTTGCCGGAAAGTCTCCCGAATGACTTTGCCCGACATATTCCGGATCAGTTCCAGTTGTCGTGTCTTATCTGCTTTTCAAGCAATTCACCGCAGTGTCTGGCCGCGGTGAGTTTTTGTATCCACTGCACTCTGTACCTCTTGCCTTTTCCTGTCTTCGTCACCGCTGGTGATTTGATTATCCGGTTGACCGTCTTCCGCGCCAACCTGTTCTGAATCTTTCGTGCTATTGAACTCATAATATTACTGATTAACCAATTTCGCCCCCGGGAGCGGAATCGAACCGCTCACATCGCGCGACGCTTTCGGAGCAGACCCCGCCCTCCTGGGCTTTACAACCTACGCAAGTCTGCCTACGTGCCGGCAGGGACCCATATCCTGCCCTTTCCGGGGAGTTGCCGGTCTTTCCCGGCTGTCAAACTTACTGGTTCTTCCGCAATTTAGTTGAAAGACGGAGTTTGTACTGTTAGCAAAGGAACCT